CCCTAGAATCCTTAGTATACCAAAAGTTGAAATTTATCAAACAGACGTACCCTTTAATGTGCTTGACCCAAAGCGAGATTGGAGTAGACAAACTAATAAGTTAGCTAATAACTCTCAGCTACAAAGATTAATAGCGGAAAAAGCAATAGAAAAAGTATCTAATGGTCGCTGTATACTTATTTTAGGAGAGAGACTAGACTGGTTAAGGTCACTAAATAAAATAATACCAGACTCTGTGCTACTAATTGGCGAGACACAAGAAGAACAGCGTAAAGAAGTATTAGATAATGTTGGACCTAAATATAAAGTAGTACTTACTACAAAACTTTTTGATGAAGGAATATCCTGCCATCGTTTAGATACTATATTTTTAGTATTTCCCTCTAATAATCCTATAAAGCTAGAGCAAAGAATAGGTAGAATTATTAGAGAGCACCCAGAAAAGAAACGTCCTCTTATATGTGATTTTTGGCTTAAAGGACATATAGTAACTAAGCAGCAGCAAAATCGTAGAAACTGGTATTTTCAACGTGGGTATTCATTGTAATGAAGTATTATTTTAACTGGAGTGAACTACTTCAAAAATCCAAAAAAGATTACGATTCAATAATTATCTTGACTTATGCTTCTACATTTAAGTATAATGAAAAGATAGCGAACAGTTCACTGTCGCTAATAAAAACTTTGAATATAAATAGAATTCCTTATTGGTTAAATTCATATTTAGTTCAAAATAAAAAGTTTGAGTTATTTAACCACTATATCGTGGATGAAGCTCAAAGTTACTTTAATAATTTATCATTTCTCACATCTGTTACATCAGTAACACATAAAGTTCAATACTTATGGTTGCTCTCTCACAGGAGAATTAATGATAATAGCTCTTTTGTAAAAAGAGACTATTTCAAGCTTAAAGAGATTGATGGAATTAAAAGTAATCCACTCATAAGTATTGATAAAGATAAGATAAATTTTATCTTAGAAAATACCTGCACTTAAGAACATAGTTCAACACGAAAGGAAACACTACTATGGTAGCTTGGGATAAAGCTAAAGGAAATACTAGCTCAGGAGGCGGAGCTAGACGAGAAATTGAACGCCTTAATATTAATGTCGGAGACACAAAGGTTAGACTAATCGGTGATGTTCTCCCTCGATATGTTTATTGGGTTGTAACAACTGAAGGTAAGAAGATGCCTGTTGAATGCCTACGCTTCAGCAGAGATAGCGAAACCTTCAATGATAGTTTAAAAGACCCAATGAAAGAAGTACCAGAGGATATTTATGCTGAAAAGCCTCAGTTTGCTTATGTCTGTAATGTTATTGACAGAGCTGATAATAAAGTAAAGATTTTTGATCTTCGCTCTACTATCTATAAGCAGATTGTAGATTATGCTACAAATCCTGATTACGGAAACCCCGCTGACGCTCAGACAGGGTATGATATCACAATTAAGAAAGAAAAGACAGGACCGCTGCCACAGAATGTAAAGTATTCTGTTATTCCAGCAAGGTCTAACTCTGCTCTTTCAGACGCAGATAAGAAGCTAGAACTTTTTGAGTTAGATAAGATTTACAAGCGTCAAAATTACGAAGAACAGAAAACTTGGCTTATTCAAAATACTGCATATTTTGCAGGAGAAACTTCAGATGAATTTAAGCCAGAGAAAGTTGAAGACTTAGATTAATGGCTGTAAAAAAGCTAAGTGAAGTGAAACTTGAAGAGGGGGCAGTTGTAGCTCCCTCTTCTACTGGAGCACTTAAATTAGGAGAAAATGGTCAAGCACAGATTGACCTTAAAAAACTTAGAGAGACGTGTTCAGTATTCTTTGCAACCCCTTGTTATGGTGGTATGATTACTGACCAGTTTTTCTTAAGTATGTTTAAAGCTTCTCAAGAGCTAGTAAAACATAATATTACTTTTAGACTTACTACTCTTAGAAATGAAAGTTTAGTCACAAGAGCAAGAAATATTCTAACTGCAATGTTTTTAGACTCTCCCGCAACACATTTATTTTTTATTGATGCTGATATAGAATTTGATGCAGAATCAGTACTAAGAATGTTAGCTATGGATAAGCCTATTATTGCATCTGCATACCCTAAAAAGGCACTCCCTATCCAATATGCAATTAATTTTAAATATACTGATCCAGTAACCCGTACTATCAGAACAGATAACGGAGCAGTAGAAGTGTGGGATGCTTCAACAGGATTTTTCTGTATTAAGCGTGAAGTTATTGAACAAATGATGGTCGCCTATCCGCATCTACATTATAAGAATGATAGTAATATTGATTCAAAATTACAAAAATATTGCTATGCACTTTTTGATACAATGATTGACGCAGATGAAAATGGTGATAATAGATATTTATCTGAGGACTATACATTTTGTAGGCTTTGGCAAAGACTTGGTGGAGAAATTTGGTTAGACCCAAATACTAAACTAAACCATGTTGGTTCATATACCTTTGAAGGTAATGTAGCACAAATCATAAATCAAGGAAAGAGATAGTGCTAACAATACTTATAGTCTTGTGTACTTTAACTTGTAAAACATCAGTAATTATAGACGCAGAAGAACTATATAGTATTAAAACACTAGAAGAATGTAATTTATACTTACCTAAGATTATTGATGAGTATAAAGTAGGAACTAAAGGATATTGTATTAAAGGTAATATCCTTAAAAAAATAGAAGAGGCATAAAATGAAGCGTATACTACTATTAGGAAGTGGTGAATTAGGTAAAGAATTAGTTATTAGCGCTAAAAGACTAGGAATGCATGTAGTAGCTTGCGATAACTACTTCGGAGCACCTGCTATGTCAGTAGCAGATCATGATGTTACTTTTAATATGCTTGATGCAAAACAACTTGAAATTGTTATAGATAAATATAAACCTGATTATATTGTTCCTGAAATAGAGGCTATTGCTACAGAAGTTTTACTAAAGAAAGAAGCAGAAGGATACACAGTAGTACCCTCTGCTAAAGCTGTAAACCTTACAATGAATCGTGATAAAATTAGAGATCGGGCAGCAGAGCTAGGCATTCGTACTGCCCGATTTTCTTATGCAGAATCTTTAGCTTCTTTATATTCTATTGCAGATGAAATTGGATACCCTTGTGTAATAAAACCAGTAATGAGTTCGAGCGGTAAGGGACAGTCGATAGCAAACTCTGTAGAAGACCTAGCATCTTCGTGGCAGTATGCTGTGGATAATATGAGAGGAGACAGAGAAAAAGTAATCATAGAAGAGTTTATTAAATTTGATTATGAGATCACTCTTCTCACAATTAAACAACAAAACGGTCCTACTTTATTTTGTCCTCCTATTGGGCACCACCAAGAAAGTGGTGATTATAAACATAGCTGGCAACCTGCTACAGAAGAAACTTTTCTTGGACATATTATTGAATCAGATGCTAGACAAATTGCAAAAACTATAACAGACGATTTAGGAGGTTCTGGCATATTTGGAGTAGAATTTTTTGTAATAACTTCTTCAGATAGACCAGAAGTTATATTTAGTGAATTAAGTCCTCGTCCACACGATACAGGTATGGTCACTATGATATCTCAAGAATTATCAGAATTTGATCTACATGTTAGGGCATTTACTGGACTTCCTATACCAGAAATTAAAGTTAGACCTAATGAAAATAAATGGGCAAGTGCTACTATTAATATTCCATCTGATACTAAATCAGGGTTAGTTTATGAGCTAGAAGGTATTGAGAAAACATTGGAACTGGGATGTGATATTAGAATCTTTGGAAAACCAAGTACAAAACCTAATAGAAGAGTAGGAGTGTTACTATCTAATAATTTAGATACAGCACTAGAGGCTCAGAAGTTAGTCAAAATTAAGACGCAAGTGTGACGTCTTAGGAAAGTAGCGCACTCCGTGCGCCCTATATGTCTCTCCGAGACAACGTAAACGAACATCGTGGGTCAGCGATGTCCAATAGCTATTCACCTACGGTGGTAAGTTTTCACTAATTATGAACATAGAATAGCATAAAGCACATTAATACGCAAATACTAATTTCTAAAGAAGAGAAAAATGACTGGTAGATATATGTTTTGTTGCGATAGATCACTAGATGCGGAAGAGCTAACAGATAAGATTGTAGCTCTTCTACAAGAAAGAGATCGTAGAACTATAGAAGAAGTATGCGAGCTACTGCAGCTTAAAATGGTAAATGTTCCTGTAGGAGTTAATCCACCATTTTACTATCATTACTGTGCCGATGGTAAAACACTTATAATATTAATTAATCGAGGAGAACAATGAAAATACTACATAGTGCCGACTGGCATATAAACTTACATAAAAAGAAGGTTCCCTCTGACTGGAGTGCTTCTCGTTTTCGTCTATTCTTTAAAGAAATTCATAAATTAGAAGAAACACACGATATTCATATTATCTCTGGAGATATTTTTGATCGAAAGCCAGAGCCTGATGAAATTTGTTTATTTTTAGGATTTGCTAATGCTGCTACAATACCCACCTATATCATACCAGGAAATCACGAAGCGACTCGAAAAGGCGAAACATTCTTTTCACATTTTCATGAAGATTACGCTATTACAAACCCGAATGTGGTGGTTATCACAAAAAATCGACGTGAAACGATACGGAATCAAAAGTTTTATTTCTTTCCATATGGTGAGATGCAAAAAGACGTTTTACTGGAACCTGAACTCGATGAAATACTTGTTACTCACATTCGTGGAGAAGTACCACCTCATATCACGGCTGAGTACAATTTTGAAAAGCTTCGTCCCTGGAAACTCATACTTCTTGGTGACATACACTTTGCTCATCGTTACTTGGATTACCCTGCTTGGTATAGTGGTTCTCCGATGAACGTTAGCTTTGATAGAGATGATACCCGCGAATATGGGGTAAACTCTATTAATTTTAATTCAATAGACGACTATAGCGTATCTTTCTTGCCACTAGTTCTTCCAAAGCTAGTTCGTCGCACTCTCCAAGTTGGAGAAGAAATGAAACCTGATAGCTTTAATCATGTAATCTACGAAGTAACTGGATCAGTAGATCAACTTGCTAAAGTACAAAACTCAGAGTTACTTGATAAAAAGATTGCTCTAAAACCAGCTGAAAACTCAAAACTAGACTTAAAGAACCTATCTCTTGTAGAAGAGCTAAAAGCCTACCTAGAATACTCAAAAGTATCTAATATTGAAGAGCTAGTTCGTGATTTTCAAGATTTAAATATTGATGTTGGAGCTTAATAGAGTTTACTGGGAGTATGATAACGCATCTTGGTGGCGTCCTACTCCTTATAACAGCGCAAGAGTGACATGTCCTCGTTATAAAAGCT